GGCAGATTGGCCGTGAACCCCGCGTTTTCCGCCTGAACCGTGGCAATCAGGGCGCTGTTGAGCGCGGCCGGCGAGTTCGGCGTGGGGCCGCTCGCGGTCATGACGACGGGCAGGGTCATGTGGGGATGTTCTGTGAAATGATGGCGCCGGAATGCGTCACGACGCGCACGTTATACTGAGGCGGTGACGAGCCCGGTACGCGGGCGATCGTCAGCGAGGCAAAATACGGGGCGTACTGCTGCTGAATGCGGGAGACGTAGAAATCCGGATACGTCTGCGTCATCACCGACTGATATTGCGGAATGCCCGAGTTGGCGTAGAACGGGCTTTCGGCCAGATTTAATTTCAGGCATTGGGCGAGAGCGGTTATATAGAACGCATCGCTTTGCCCGTTAGCATCCGGCGCAGTAACTGCGGTCCACGGCCCGTAACTTCCATCGGCATTAAGTGGGCGGCCCCATGCGCGCATTGATTAACCTTTGACCTATGTTCGATACCCGGCCAGCCAGCTTTTTCACGCACGAAAGCCTGTGTGTGCTGTCGCGCGAATACCTCGTGCTCGCACTGTTCGTGAACAGCCGGTCAGGCGCGTTTGATCTGGCGATGGATGTGGCGAGTCGCGCTCCACTGTTCGTGGAACGTGATCTCGGCACGATGAAAATCTATGTGGCTGGCTTCGCGCCGACCTTCGAGGGAGCGACCGATGTCGTGGACCTGATTCACTACGTCCGCGGCTGGAAGGGGACGCACTTCTACGCGCAAGGGCGCATAGTCATCGGCGAGGCAAAGCAGGCCTACGACCTGGAAAGCGTTCTCCAGTGCTATGTCGAGTCATGTGGCTGCGATGACTGGCGCGCGCACTGTCACAAGACGATAGACACCCCGTATTTCCCCGTTCACGCCACGCAGAGACTGGATTACATCCACCCGTTGTTCCGGCACGTTTCCGTGGTGTCCGTCGACGGGAAATACCTTTTCCCCTGCGCTTACATGCTGCGATGGTTCGAGGCACAACCGAATCATCCGGCGTCGGTGCGGGATCAGATTCAGGCGGAAGGCGTCGCGAAGGGCTGCGATGTTTGTCCGCGATTCGCACCCGACGATTTCGGGATCAATACTTCAAAAAATACAAGTCCATGAGTCGAACAACAATTCAAAGAACGGGGAAGCCCTACAAGGCGATGATCGCCATCGGCGCTGTCTCGGCATTCATTGGGACCCCAGTTCTGTTCTTTAATCACCATGGCTATGTGGCCGGCATTTCCTTGCTTGGTGGGGTGGCGCTTTACGTCGTTGGCAAGGTCGGCGCATGGTGGAGCAACGGCTAGCCCGTCATCGTTCCAGTGCTACCCGAACCAGTCTGCACGCCCGGGTGAGTGTGACCATTCACGCCGCCATTCGGCACGAGAACGTCCGGAGCCTTAATCGGCAGGGTAGAGACGGCTTGTGATCCGTCCCATGTGAATGTCTGACCATCGACAGTCAACGTGATGCCGGCGGCGTTAACTACAAGCGTCGTTGTCCCGTATGTGATCGTCGTGCCGCTGGTGTTCGTTACGATCGACGATTTCGTTCCTGTCGTCGTGCGGATGATTGCGCCATTCGGACCGCAGACCTGCGCGGCATTCGGATCGTCCGGCCCTGAGTCAGCATTGCTGACCGGCACATAGACCAGGGCCGAGAGATTGCCGCGGCGAAGGAAATTGGCGATGCCTTTGCCGAGCCCGGAAATGCCACCGAGATAGACATCGGCAGGCATCGTCATTCCTAGATCGTCCACCTGAGTCGGGTGCCGAAACCACGGGCTTTCCGCCTTTGGGATCGTGATCGGCGGCAACGTCCACGGCGACGTGTCCATCTCGAATTCGACGGTCACGATTGCGCCAGTCACCTTTGTGACGCGGCAGGGAAGCGCACGACCCTGCTTGCGGATCTCCTGCGCCGCACGATTGATGGCGAGCGCATTCTGGCTTTTCTGGAGCCAGAGCTTTGAGAAATTGTCAGCCATTTGACGATGTGGTGTACGGGATGCAGTTGATGACCGTTACCCACGAGCCGCCGTCAGCCGCGCGGAAATTTCCGATGTGCCGCACTTCAACGATCTGGAACGCGCCCGAGAAAGTCGTTTGGTAGTTCGAACTCGACGGCAGGGAATTCCCGGAGGTCAGGACCTGACCCGCCTGTCCAGACAGACCTGCTGGCATTTTCACCGCCGTACCGATCTGCAGATCGCCACGCATCACCAGTTTCACCTGGAGCGTATTGACATCGATCCAGGTAGGCTGGCCGACAAGGTCCGTAAAGTTGAGTTGGACTGTAGGCGGTTGCCATGTGCTATCGAACGCAGCAAGTGTGCCCCCCTGTATCGCAATCTGCACACCGGAATAGGTTGGACCGATAAACTGGCTCTTCGTGATCTCCTGCAGATACTGCGATAGTTCTTCGAGGGTGCCGCAGTGATGAACCTCGGTCGCCGACTGCACGAGGCTCGAACTGAGATTCACTGACAGCGGCCCATTCGGGTAAGCCACTGACAAGCAGTTCTGCAACGCGGTCGAGAGCGGTTGTCCAGCTTGCCAGTTCAACACGAAATTGCCCGGCTGGCTGGAATCGAAGCCGCCCGGATTGATGACGAAATCCAGCGTCATCTCCGTGCCTTCCCAGTTGCCGAAGGCTTGCCAGATCTGTCCTTTGATCAGCGTGCCCTGCTGGGCCGGGTTGGCGAGCGGAAGCCCTTTCCCCATGCCGCCCTTTAGCTCTACCGACATCCCCGGCTGCAACTGCCCGTTGACGATCTTCGGCGCGAATTGCTGCGGCTGCATCAGGTCGGCGATCGACACGCCCTCGATCGTGATTGACTGACCGCCGATTGGTGTAGCGTAGGGCGCAACGGCAAGATCGAACTCGATATTCAGTGCGCCCGGATCGAACTGGCCACCCGGGAATGATGTCCACGTGCGCGCCGGCGTCGTGCTGCCGGGCGCATAGAGATCAAGTTGGTAAAAGCGCATGAATCAGGGGGTAACTTCGAACTGGCTGGAATCCGCCCGGTAGAGAATCTGCGAGGTCTGGAATACCTGCGGCGCGAGCGGTATGTCGTAGTTCAGCGGAGAGCCTACCATTGCCCCATACCAGGCGACGTTGCCCGACCCATCAGTTAGCGACACATACCAGCGCTGCGCAGCAAAGTTCCACATGGCCGTCAGGTTGTATGGCTTGCTGTCGAGCGTGACGATCGTCTGAAACGGTGGCGACTGGGTAGCCGAAGGGGCGAATGGGATCGTCGTCATTTGATCGTCGTTTCCGTAGACTCATACGCCAAGGCGGAAGCGGATGCGAATTGCGAACTTGGCGGCGTTATTCCGGTGAGTGCCGACATGCCCTGAACGGGTGCGCCGGCCACCGATGCCGCCTGAGTCCAGTTGGACGTGGTGAGTTGCTGTCCACCTGAAATCATCGACAGCATCCCGTTGAAAGCAGATTGCGCCTGCGGCTGCGTCACCAGCGGCTGGACGAAATCAATCTGCCACTGGATTTGCTGCTGGTAGCCTTCGCCGCTAGTCACGTCGGTCATGCCAGTCATGATGCAGTCGAAGTAGGGATACGCCGGCGTCAGGACGTGGTACGTACCGCCGGCTGCCGTGTGCGCTTCGAACGTCGATTGCAACGCCATGAACGTCGCCTGCTTCAGCAGGTAACCACCAACCGAATTGACCGGGGCGATCATTAACAGCGAGACGTTCTTCGGATTGCGGATGACCGCATTGCCGGCGACGTACTTGTTGGCGAACGGATAAGCGCCGACCGCGTTGCTAATGACCGTGGCACCCGGCACCGGGACGAACTTGACTGTCGGCAACAGGTCCGTGCCAACCACGTCATTAACAAGGCCCCCAAGGACCGTGAAAACCGGTGCCATCCCACCGAGAGCGGAGGCGAAGGATCCGCCGGCAAAGATGATGGGGCTACCTTGATACGCGAGGTCGTAAGCGGTCCGCGCAGCGTTCCCGAGGATATTGGCGGCACTCATGATCCAACCGCAGCTGCGTTAGTGGAGACGGCGACACGCGCTGCCGTGCTGTTGCGTACATCCACATTGAGATTGACTGTCGAGCGTTTCGCGAGAGCGGACGTGATCTTGTCTAGGTACTTGCGCGTCTCGGCGGGCAGGTGCGATTCCCATTGGTTGCCGTTACGGGCAATGTCTGCATCCAAACGCGGATGATCCTTATCGCCCATGCCCCAGTTATAAGCAGCAAGCGCCTTGCGTATGTCCCCTTTGTACTTTCGCATCAGGTCGCCCATCATGTGCGCAGCTGCAGACGCCGAGTCGTGCAGATTGTAGGGATCCGCAAGCCCATACCGCTTTGCCGTACCGGGCATGAACTGAAACGGGCCCATCGCCCCCTTCGGCGAGACTGCGCCGATCCGGCCCGACGATTCGGCCATTTCCTGCGCGTATAGCAGCCCGGCGGGCAGCGCTTGCGACTTCTCAAATTC